CGATGAAGAAGTAAGAAAAGTCATGGGCTAATTGCCCGGAAAGGAACTAAATTATGTCAGTAGCAGGCAGAGTAGTAACAGGCTATTCCAAGCCGAAAATTGCAGATTACGCTTGTACAGCAGGTGTGATTTCATACAGCAACGGCATGACCCTCGCTCGTGGCGTGAGCGTTGAAATCTCCGTCGACGAGGGCGATTCTAATAATTTCTACGCAGACAATCAGCTCGCAGAGAGTGATTCCGGCGCATTTACTTCCGGAACCGCAACCCTTACGGTTGACGGTCTGAAGGCGAACGCAGAGAAATCAATCCAGGGACTTCCGACAGCAGACGATGACGGATTCCTGAATTACAACGACGATCAGAACAAGGGATATAAGGGCATCGGCTACATTACACGCTACCAGAGCGATGGCGTCGTAACCTTTGTTCCGACAATCATCGTTAAGACAAAATTCAATCAGCTCAGCAGGTCTGCGCAGACTCAGGAAGAGTCCAAGAACTATCAGACACAGCAGCTCACCGCACGGATCCATCGCGGCGATGACGCAAAGCACACATGGCTCAAGGTCTCCGAGACAGAATACGAGACCGAGGCGGCGGCAGAGGCGGCTCTTAATGCGGCTCTTGGAATTACAAACGTAGGCGGCTGATAATACGCAGAAAGGATGGGTAACTCATGGTAGAAATTAACGGACGCGAAATCGGTCTCTTCTATTCGGTAAAGGCACATTGCGATTATGACGATTACGTATGCGAGCACCAGAATGTGAGTGTGACAAGGGCAATCATCCAGAAAGCCCTTATCATGTCGAAAGCATACTGCGATCTTCACGGCGGTACTCCGCTGAAATCTGCGGACATCATGGGCTTGCCGAATTCTGAGTATATGAAACTCATGAAGGCGGTTGTCGAGCAGGAAGCCAAGGATTCGAACATCGAGATTGAGACCGAACCGACAGAAAAAAACGCAGTAAGCAGAGAGCTGTAAAGTTAACGCGAGCATGGTTCTTATTTTACGGACACATGCTCCACATGGATGAGCAGGAAATCATGAGTATGCGCTATGGCTCCATGCTCGACATGATTTCCTGTTTTTCTATTTACAGAGGCTCTGCGAAACAAAAGGAAAAGAAAAAGAAACTGACTTATGACGAAATCATAAGGTTGAAGTAAGGGGGGTGGTTTGTGATGGCTGTTAATATCGGCCCTCGACTATAACGCATAGGTATTGAAGGCGAAGCGGAATATCGCCGCCAAATGCAGAACGTTATACAGCAAACAAAAACATATCAAGCCGCAGTTAAAGAAGCACAATCCGCCCTCGACAGAAATGCGAGCTCACAGCAGAAAGCACAGGCAAAGACACAGGCACTCACCAAAGCCATTGAAGCACAGCGCAAGCAGGTCGAGTATTGCCAGAACATGCTTAATGCTTCCAAGGAGAAGTACGGCGAGAACGCTACGCAGACGCTCAAATGGGAAGAGGCACTCCACAAGGCGAACACTCAGCTTAATGAGCTGAACCAACAGCTTGCCGACAGCAACCGTCTCAAAGCATGGGGTGAGGACGTTGTTAAGGCCGGTGAAAAGCTCGAGCAGGCAGGGCGGAAGATATCGTCGGCGGGCGAGACCTTAACACGAACGGTCACGGTGCCGATTGTCACGGCGGGAGCGGCGGCAGTCAAGTCATCGATTGATTTCGAGACAGCAATGACAGGCGTCATGAAAACCGTTGACGAGACGGCAACCACGAGCTATGCGGACATTGCCGAAGCAATTAAAAAGATGTCCACGGAGACAGCGAGCTCCAAGACGGAGATTGCGGCAGTTGCGGAAGCCGCCGGTCAGCTTGGTGTTGGTGCGGATGATATCGAGAAGTTCACCAAGACGATGATCATGCTCGGTGATACGACCAATGTCAGCGCGGAAGATGCGGCAACAGCCCTTGCCAAGTTTATGAACATCACCGGGGACAGCAAGGACGATGTGGACAGGCTCGGCTCGGCAATCGTTGACTTAGGCAATAACTTTGCAACGGATGAAGCATCAATCATTGCCATGGCAACGCGCCTTGCATCTGCGGGCACGATTGCAGGCTTATCCTCCACGGATATCCTTGCCCTTGCCGCCTCTATGTCCTCTGTCGGCATCGAAGCAGAGGCGGGCGGCACGGCGATGTCCCAGACCTTGACGAACATCGGAAATCGTGTTGCTAACTTTAAGGACGGCGCGACCGAAGCCCTTGACGACATTTCCAAAGTCACCGGAATGAGTGCGAAGGAATTCGCTGATGCATGGGAAAAAGACCCGGTCAAGGCGGTGCAATCGTTCATCGAAGGCTTGGACAGAATGAACAGCTCGGGCGAGAACGTGAACGCAGTCCTCGACGATCTCGGCATGAAGGGCATCCGTCAGAGCAATATGCTCAAGTCCCTGGCGCTTGCATCGGGCAACATGTCGGACGCAATCGACACGAGTTCCGAGGCGTACAAGGAAAATACGGCTCTGGTAAACGAAGCGAACAAGCGCTATCAGACTACGGCATCGAGACTTAATCAGGTCAAAGAAAAGGCATCAAACGCGGCAATCACGTTCGGCAACTCCATGCTTCCGATGGTAGACAAAGCCATCGACAAGGCAGGTGCATTTGCTGATAAACTCTCCGCTATGGATGATTCGGAGCGCGAAGCGATCATTCGCACTGCGGCATTTGCGGCGGCGGTCGGTCCGGTCTTGATTGGCGTCGGAAAGACAGTGACCGCAGTCGGACAGATAACAAAAGGTGTCGGAACTGCGGCGAAGGCAATCGCTAAAGTACAAACCGCGATGGAAGCCGCCGGCGGTGCGGGTCAGTTCTTTGCGGCGGGCTTAGGCTCAACAGCGGGACTTGCGACGGCTGTGCTTGCCCCGCTCGGACTCTTAGCGGTGGCATTTACCAAGGCGGGTGAAGAATCCCGCAAAGTCACCGAGGAGCAGGCGGCATTTGCCCAGAAGACGCAAGAGGCGGCAGATGCGGCAAGTCAAGCGGCGACTCAGGTCGATGGAGTAGGCGCGGCTATCTCAGAGAGTGCGGGCGGAATCCAGTCAGCAGGCGGAACGCTCGACTATTTCAAGTCCATGCTGAACGGATGCTATGACGAGAGCGGACACCTAAAGGAAGGCATGGAAGCCACTGCCGAATATGCCTTGAACGAGCTCAATTCCGCAATGGGCACGGACTACAGCACGGAATTTGTTGCACAGGCGGAGAACAGCAAGCAGGCTCTCGAAGAAATCAACGGAGCCATTGACCAGAACATCGAGAAGCTCAAGGCTCAGGCAATCGCTCAGGCGTTCCAGAAAGATTATCCGAACGCTCTCAAGGCTCAGGCGGACGCACACACGGCGTTGACAACCGCTCAGGATACGTACACGGAAGCGGTCAAGAATGCGAAAACCGCACAGGACGAACTTAATGCCGCTCTTTCCGCGTCGGACGCAACGACCGGAAAAGGCATCGAGAGACAGCAGAAAGCCAAGACTGCACAGGAAGAGGCAAGCAAAGCAGTCGAACAGGCGGCTGAAGCATACAGAACCGCGGCAGGTGCGGCGGCTGATGCAGACACGCAGGTGGACGGTCTCAACAAAGCCATGGGAGAGGCGGCAAAGGGCACACCCGAAGGAGTGCAGGCGGCGGCTGATGCGTACGCCAATATCGGAACCGAAGCGAATAAAGCGGCAGACGAAGCAAGCAAAGCGGCGGATAAGATTATCACGTCCAATGCGGAAGCTACCGACAAAGCTATCAAGGCGTCTCAGGAAGCGTTCAAAAACAGCAGACTACACGGAAAGGTCGAATCTGTTGACGGCGGACCGGAAGCAGCGGGCAAGGCAAAATCCGAAATGGATCCTATCATCAAGGAACCAATGGACACAAGCGTGCGGCAGGTACTCGGAGCAGGCTCGGCGGCTACCCTTGCCAAGAACAGCATGGAGGGCATCATTAAACCTCCGATGCAGGGCAACGTTAACAAGGTCAATGGCGGAAACACGGCGGCAACCTCCGCAAAGTCCGGAATGAACACCATTATCAAGGCTCCAATGCAAGGCAGAGTCAATCAGGTCACAGGCGGGGTTTCTGCGGCGAGTGCGGCAAAAGCTTCCATGAATCCGATTATCGCAAGCCCGATGACCGGACGTGTCGGAAGTGTCACAAATGCAGTTTCAGCGGCATCTGCGGCACACGCACAGGC